CGTCATATTCATCATCGCTCTCAGCACGCTTTCCATCGTTGTAATTCTATTTCCTTGTTCGCTTCCTTCTATACTTTCATTCTTATCATTTCAATTTTTTCGTTTCTCTTTACTTTCTACCTCTTCTTGTTTTTTCTCCTCGGACTTTCTATCTATCCGGCTCCACGCGGCGGGTATTTCTTTGAATATTAAATTATTAAAACTTTCCCAGTCATCATACATAACAGCATTTCTCAAATAAAGCCAATTACTCGTAGCAATTCTTTTTAATTCAGGTCTCCTATTCGATATATTTAATTCGTGTAATTTAATCGATGGTTTCAGTTCTGTTAATAATTCGACTCCAATCCATTCAGAATATATTGGATCATGTCCCAAAATTATTTTAGATTGTGTTTGTAAATAGTCACGACTACTTACCATAATTGTTTTGTATATGTCACCTATAGTATTCATATCCTCTAATGTTATTGCATCGGATAATTGTTTGTGATAATTAGTATTATATGATGACCATATGAAGTCATCAATATCTAAAAATAAATATGGGTATTTGTTTACTAGTGTGGTTTTCCCGCCACCTCCACAAATAACTATTAGGGACATTGTATACTATATTCACGTAAAAATAATTGTTCGACTGTATTAAACTATATATTTACTATTACGGGCTATTTAATTCTCCGTAGAACGCCTTTACCCGTTTGTTCACCATTATCTTCGTAACATCGTAACTCATTATACTGACACCTTCAAGCGATTTGATTCGTGACAACGCAACATAACTCTGTCCGGCTTCAAATACCCCAGATCCAATATCAATGATACAGCGTTCCAGTGTTGCGCCTTGACTCTTGTGAATTGTGATTGCCCAGGAAAGAATGAGGGGAATCTGTGATACGCCAATCCCGGGTATATTTTCGCTTACCCATGTGTGATAATTTACAGTCATCTCAAGGCCATTATTAAAGCGAACTACTGGTAATGGCGAGTTGCCTACCATACCAGCCGCCATTCGCACAATTACTCCCTGACTTCCGTTACATATTGGTGTAGCTGATGTAGTGACTGATTCCTCCATGTTTATGACACACATCACTTGAGCGCCGACTTTCAGATGAATCGTCTCATCGCACAAAATACTATTCTTTAGCGAAATCAACTCTGCGGCAATCCGCTCTTTCGATTGGGAGTTGCGTAACTGGCGCTCCTTGTCGGGTAAAGGTAGGTCTGTCTGATATTTCAATTCATATTTGTATGTAGAGCTATCTGGGTCAAGTATTGCGAGTTTCTCCATCTCGAGCCGATTGATTTCATCCACCCTGCTTCGTGTCGGGTATAATATCGTCGGTTTTGTTTGCGGTGTCCCATCTTCAGATACATCCGGCAATGTCACGCCGACGCGTGACCGAAGTATTTCATCGGTTCGGCGGGTAATTCGCCCCTCCCGCACTTGATTCAAGATTTGGCAATACACTGGGTCATTCTGGCGGAAGATTTGTTTGAGTTGAATTTGGTTTTCTTTCGGAAATGCGTGAAACCAACTTTCACTTTCAAAGCAAAATCGCGCATTGTCTGGATCTTCAGTATTCGTGCCTACCGGCGGAAGTTGATAGAAATCGCCACAGAAGATCAGTTGAATACCACCAAACGGGCGCGAATGACAATTTCGCGTGGTCTTACCAACAATGTCTAAGATGTCAAATAGCCGTTTTGACATCATACTCACTTCATCAACGATAAGTGTGCGCGTCTTTCGCCAATCTTTCTTTTTTAAGAAATTCTTATCCACGCGTTCTACAATCCTATCAACGTCTCCATTCGCCAGTCCTATCCCAGCCCATGAATGAATTGTTTTCGCTTTACAATCCAGCATAACTGCGGCGCATCCGGTAAGCGCACATACTTGAATATTATGATCTCGCTGTTTTGCGTATTTATAAATCTCTCGAATCAATGCCGACTTCCCTGTCCCGCCAGGTCCGGTAATGAATACATTCTGTCCGGATGTATATTTCGCGAATGCGTCTTTTTGTTCTTGCGACATGCTTTCCTGAAATGACGTGTTGTCAATATTGCGATGGCTGGATGACGTCGTGGATATAGGAGGTGCCGAGGTCGAGGGCGGTGATGAGGGCGGTGGCGATTCCGCCGACGGTTTCTTCACAACAGTCGTGTATTTACGTATATCATTCGACAAAGATGATTTCATTATTGGATTTCGTTTCAATATCAGCGTATAATAGTTAATACACTTCAATTTATCGTATAGTAAATTACTTTTATGTGGGCTTATTCTAATATAAACCGTTTGTTCTATAGTATAACACATGGACGCTGCGTCATCCACGGAAAGTAATATAATGACAAGCATCAACCTTAAAGTGCCAGAAAGTTCCAGTGTTTCAAGCATCGTATCGAACGAATATTTAGAACGTCTTAAAAAATCACAGGTTATACTTGAAAAATACCCTGACCGCGTTCCACTCATCGTCCAACCGTCTAAAAATGACCGCGTGGATTATCCGATTGATAAATCAAAATATATCACGCCGAGGGATTTAACACTTATGCAGCTTCAACAAATTATACGCAAACGTATTCGTTTTCCACCAGAAAGGGCACTATTTATGTTTATTGACAATAGATTACATCCAATTACGTCGGCGATTGGAACGATATATGATGAACATAAGGACTCCGATGGATTTTTGTATGTAACATACTGTCAGGAAAACACATTCGGCGCCAACTGCTGATATCCCGTGGCGAATGTCGTTTCATATTACACCAAAATAACATATATAAGTATAAGTATAATTCATAAATATATATATATGTTATCATCTATCTTCAATAAAATAAAAAATAAATTGCTTTCATATAAAAATAGAAAACGCTCACGAACGTATAATATTGTGTTTGATACGGATATTATGACGGTTCATGCTGATCCCGAGGAATCCGACAATGGCACATCTCCTCCACCACCAAGTCCTGTAATCACGCGAAGGCTTTTCAATATCGACGTTGATGAAACAATTATAAAAAACGACTATGATTTACAACAACTTGTAAATACGATGGATCTCTATCAGTTTAACATTGAAAATGTCATTCTTGAGCGTAAAATAGAACAACTCGTTCATGATATGCCCGGAGCATCAGAAATCATGAAAATAAAGATGAAAATGATATACATTATGATCGCGCATGATATTTATCGACACGTATTTGAAGAAAAAAAACTATATTTTTCAACCTTAACAAAACAATATATCGGCGTATTTCGTTATAACGATTATATTATTCGCATCGATGACTCACCGTATAGTTTTATAAACGAATCCGCGGTTGTTGATGCGACATCGAAATACGATGATCATAGTAATATAATACGGCCATTTTTAATATACACAAATATTCGTCGAAATTCAAAAAATAAGATTTGCGACTGTGCGACGAAAGTAAAGTGTCACTGTAAATACATTGACGGCGACGATGCTGATTCCGATATACGCGACACCGAAACCGACACTGACACCGAGAGCTATGATATTCGTTCAAAGTCGTTTCATAAACTCCGAGAAAATACAATATCATTCAGCATACAACATTACGCAAAAACTACAGTTGGCTTGTATAATTGGGTGAAGGATATTATGGGAAATTGCGTATATAATCAATTTTCTTCAATACAACTCCCGTTCTTCATTCATTTGTTTTATCAGTGTGCGCTTTTATTGCGCGAAATTCACAAGGTTTCAGTTGTTCATGGCGATATCAAACCAGACAATATTCTTATCCGAGAACACGACGATTTCGACATAAATCACCCCCATAAATGTAAAAACTTCACAGTATATTTAATCGACTTCGGCTTATCCGGAATTCATAATGTAGGTATTGGAACTGGTGGGACAATACCATACTGTCATCCAGAGTTCAAAAACACATCGGATACGAATTGTTCAAAGAAATATAATTGGAAAACCATGAATATGAAACACGATGTGTGGTCTCTCGGTATATTATTTTTAACATTGTATATCTATCGCGATTTTTATAACTATTATAACAAATACCCCAACTATTTTTTTACCAAGGATGGCTACATATCGCAACTAATAATTGATGTTATTGCGCACGATAAACTCAATCGATTATTTACAAATGTCATGTCGTTCGAATGTATCTCAAGTGACGAGCTATGTAAGACATTATACAATATGACTCTCGAGTAGAATAGTCGTGATATTATTCGGTGATTGTCGGATCTTTTTGCGTTGAAATATACTCGGCCGACCCAGGTGCTATCATTGGCGCGGTAGCAGATATAATCGATGTTTCTAGTTCGTTTGTTGAACTCATGATCGCCGCCGCCGCGGCGGTAGGCTCAATCGACACTTGCTCTGTCATCGCGTTCATTATACTATACGGATTATTACTGGTTCCTCGTAATGATTTCGGCAAATATTGGTCTTCTACTGAGGGGGTGTAATCCTGAACTGCCGACATCTGCGGGGGCAATGGCGCATTTACTCCCGTATCCAGCGTCGTCGTGCGATTTAAACTCGAAATGGTAGTCTCTTGAAACTGATTATGGATGAATGCGCGTTTTTCAAGAGTGTCGCGCTTGGTATTCATGGTTTGAAGCACATTCATCAAGAGTTGGGGCGCAATTGAAATCGTATTCATATGTGTTCGATACTTAAATGAGCAAACACTCGTTTCAGGAACAATAAACTGCACACTATACCACCAATACGCGGGAATATACATGACCATTCCTTGAAATAATTCTACTTCGAGTGTTTTGATTTTATCGAAATCGTCCTGATACTCTGGCTGAACATTCCATGGATTTACGGGAGTTCTGAATTCGAGTATATCGTAGTCGTTTATTGGGTATAAATAACGAGAATCTTTAGGGGGGATTAACAGTATCTTAACACGACCTTGAGTTACAAGAAAGTAATTTCTATAATTCACATCATATCGAAGTGGTGTAGTTGTTCCAGTGGAAGCCATCATTATATCATACATACAACTTGAAACCATATATGGTCGTAAGAAATCGTCATTTAGTTGGAATACTTTAATAAGACCGGTTTCATCAATAAAGTCGGCATTATGCTCGCTGAAATATTTCATCTCAGTGTCTTTTTTAAGGACTTCATGTGCGATTTTGAAAGTAACTGGAATGTATAAAACCTCATCATGTTCGGTGCCTTTTTGCTGAATCTTGTCTCGAGACGTCGATACCGATGCCGATGCCGATGCCGATGGCGGTTTCGAGACATCGCGAATATGAATATCGAAGGCACGATAACTTGTATGTATTGCTTGATACGATAATTGTGTGAATAATTGTTCGTTGTAGAATTCAAATGTGGTTGGTTGTCGTATATCACATACTTCCTCTAAACGTTGCTTAGACGGTTGCTCTATTTCATAAACCTCTAAATCATTACTTTTTTTCAAATGAAAATGGATATGTAAATATAAAAACAACACAATACAAAAAATGAAAATGGATATTACAATCATTTGTAAATATGAATACTATTAGATGTTCATATTTATACTTATTTTTTTATACGCGTTGGCGCGTTCTTATAACTCGCTTACAACAAGACTGATCGGTTCCTGAACACTCGCTTCATCGGTAGTCTCTAGCGGCGCTGCTTCCTCCGCCTCGACAACTGCCTCGGCCACTGACTCGCCCTCGGTAATCCCTACTGGCGCGGCTTCCACTGCTTCAACCACCGCCTCCACCGCCTCCACCGCCTCGACTTCCGCCTCCACTGCCTCCACTGCCTCCACCGCCTCGACTTCCGCCTCGACTTCCGCCTCGACTTCCGCCTCGACCTCCGCATCAACCAGTGACGACAATTGTTCTTCATTATTGTTATCACTAACTGAAGGTGTTAATACTATTTCAGAAATTTCAGTTGGATACAATCCATCACCATTGAGTCCTTCATCATGATATACAACCGAATGTGATTCTGTAGAGGATTGAGAATGTGACGATGATGAATTCGAGGCAGCATTTTGTTGATTCAATAGCCGATACAGTATTGTATTCATTTCATTCATCATCTGTTGCTGTGAATGAATTAGCGCGCGAAGCTCTTGGTTCTCTTTAATGACGGGCTCAATCTTCATAATTACTTCAGCGAGATTGGTTTCATTCACAATCTTATCTACTATCCCTTCCACAAACTCGCGACTATTGGTCAAGTCCCGCATAACTACATCCATCAATAGTTCGGTTTCTTCTTCAGCATCCGCAGCCGCATCCGCATCCGCATCCGCATCCTCGTCAATAACGACACTGTCTTTCATTTGTGACACTCCGCTGTATTGTCTATGAAGAGATTCTTCTTTGATCGTCGGTAATTGTTCGCTATTCATACTCGAATGTAAATAATCCAATTGTTCAAGCATATCTTGAATGATGTAATGATGTTCCTCGAGTTTTGCGTCATGCGATTTAAGTATAACAACTGGTGGCGGAATTACACCAGTATCTGACATCATGCTTATAAAAGGTGTCAATTTTCGATCGGTTTGATCTGGACCCGCCGAATAATGCATCTGATGTGGTGGCATCTGCGTAGGCATCTGCGTAGGCGGAGGCGGAGTTACATTCAGTTCTTCCAGCTTTCTATATCTGGGATTCTTACGAGGAATACCCTTTTCGTAAATAAACTCTGGTTCATTTGTATTGTGGGCGGATGGAGCATTACCTTGTCGTTGCGCCGCGGCCACAGCATATAACTGCTTTTGCTCTTGTTGTTTTTGCTGTTCTATGTTGGCCATTTGTTGGGCTATCGCGATCTTTTGCTTAAGAATCTGGCTTTGGATTTCATTCTGTTTTTGAAGAACCCTCAATTTATCTGCGGGAATCGATGAACTATGTGTCTGAATCAGCTTGGTTCGCTCGCTTAATTGTTGCTTAATAAGCTCTATATTTTCATAAATATTAATAGGAACATTCGGCGCGGTTTCTTTAGGTAATATCATTTCTGGTCGAGGAGCAGGAGGATAAGGCATCTGATTCATTATTCCCTGAATTGAGTTCTTAGATGACGACCCCCCCCCATAATACGACGCAGAAGCGGATTGGGATGAATGCGAGTTGGCGAAACCACCGGCACTGGCGCCGCTCCCCATCGGCGTTGAAGATGCTCGACGTTTTCTTGCTGCGGATAGTGCTGCGTTTCCACTCATTTTCGTGTGTAATAAGATTATAACATGTAATAACACATTAATTCTATATTATTTTCGCATTTTCATCTTGATTGGTTCATAACTTTGATAATTCAAAACGCGAAAATCTTCAAAAGTATAATCGTTGATGTCGTCTCTCAGCACCGATATTTCAACCCGCGGAAAAGCCAGCGGTCGTCGCATTAATTGCGTCTTTAGTGTCTCGACGTGATCGTCGTATATATGCGCATTTCCTAAATAATATACGAATTCATGTGTAACTAATCCACAATGCTTCGCAAGTAAATGTGTCAAAAAACTATACGACGCAATATTAAATGGAACACCTAAACCAACATCACCGCTTCGTTGATATAAGGCACATGATAATCGATTCATATTATCGACATTAAACTGGCAAAGAATATGACATGGTGGAAGTGCCATTTCGTCCAGCTGACACGGATTCCACGCCGACATAATAAGTCGTCTGGAAAATCTCTCTATGGGGTGTTTCAGACAGCGAATAATCTCAGCGAGTTGATCAACACCCTTTCCACTGTAATCTGCGTCGTGTCCTTCATATTCTGCGTTGAAATGCCGCCACTGATGCCCATAAACCGGCCCTAAATCGCCTTCGGCGTAGTGCGACAATCCACGCGAATCCATAAAATCACGTGACGCATTATCGTCCCAAATATGAACACCAGCGTCATTTAATATGCGGTTGTCTGTTTTCCCCTGAATAAACCACAATAGTTCTTTCAGGCACGTCTTCCACGCCATCTGTTTTGTCGTGAGTATTGGAATCAATCCTTGTTCTAATGAAAATACCATGCCTGCGCCGAAGATGGAAAATGTCAGTCCATTTCGACTATTATGTTCGTGGCTTTCATTCAAAATATCATAAATAAGATTTAGGTATTGGTATTCGAGGTGGGGGTGAATAATGGCGGCTGGCGTTGATTCTGCTGTATTCGCGGGGGTGTGGGTGTGAGTGTATGGTAAAACTTCCATTTTTCCACTGTCGTCATTATGTTCAACGCGATAAAGAGGGACGCTATTGACACGCGCAAATCGTCGAATCATGTGGGCGGATGGACGGACGGGCGGACGGATGGACGGACGGATATAGAAGAATACAAGTATTGTGTTTAATTTCCATTTCATACATTTCATGTATTTCATCTGGTAAATAATATGTAACTATGTATATACATATTCATCGATGGAGGCGTTTGAAGAAACTGTAAAAGAGGGGTCGAAACGCGGTAGTTCGTTCGTCGATCACGTATTTCGTTTAGATGAGCAGCAGCAAGGCGTTTTACTGAATATTGTTCAATATACGCTTGTTGGGTTTGTGCCCATTCTCGTTATGTTGTACTTGGTTCGCACCTATGTGCCCGAACCCGACGACCACAAGGCGACACTCATGATTTTAGTGGAAATTATCGGTCAGATTCTCTTCATGTTCGTGTTTATTTACTTTATCCATCGGTTGATTACTTTCATCCCGACCTATTCTGGGTATAGATACAGCGAGTTCAACTTCACCACCACGATTTTAGGAATACTGATGATTCTGTTGAGTATTAAGACAAAGTTGGGAGAGAAGGTCCAGATTATCGTGGAGCGCACGATTGAACTCCTTGGCGGAGAGTCGAGCTATAATGGCAGTGTGGGTGGTGGCGCGGCTGGCGGCGCACAGGGTGGCAGCGGTGCCGTTCGCATTACACAGCCTCTGTCACAGCCTTACGCTGGTGGTGTGCCGGGTGGAATGGTCGGTGGCGGAATGGCTCCGCCTAACCCGGTCCTGACGACAAGCCGTAATACTGGAACTGCCGACTACGGTCTCTCTCAGGCGTCGCAGCAGCAGCAACACTTCAACAGCACTTACGCGCAAAATGTCGGCGGCGGGATGCCCGGCGGTATGATGTCGTTTGAGCCCATGGCCGCAAATGAGGTTATCGGGTCGAAGTTTTAGACCTTTATTGTGAATAGTTATAAAATTGAAGCTATCTTTTATAAATATTTAGTATAACACACGAAAATGGCGTCTGATAAACAAAAAATCATCGACAACTTCACAGCACACGTTAAAAACGTCGAAATATGTCTAGAAGGGCAAAATAAAGCCCATTGCGGAAAGGAAGGTCATTGGCTGGAGAAAAAAATGGGTATAAAACCCAACGCGAAAAATGAACCAGACCTTTTGGGGTATGAAATGAAAACAGGTAAAAACTCAACAACGTTTGTAGATAAGGCACCGAATATTAAGTTTATTGGCAACACGCCAATCCCAAAAAGAAACGCACAGGAAAAACGACGATTTTGGGAGTTGTATGCTTCCAAAAAAGAATCAGATGAACCGACGATAGGAGGTTGGAGCGCTCACCGATACAATCTTTCTGGACAAAAACTACACGTGGATGAAGAAAATAACATATATGTTAAATACGACTATTCGCACGACCAACGACAAAACAAAGACGACATCATTGGATTGATCAAAGAACCGTACATTATCATGCAATGGAACGCCGACACATTGAAAACCGCAATTGATAATAAATACCACAAGGGATTCTTCAAGTGTGTAAAACAGGACAATAAATTCGTTAAAATATGTTTTGGAGGGCCAATTACGTATGATTTTTGGATAGACAATGTAAAAAAAGGCCTAATCTATCACGACGGATATTCAAAGGTAAATGGTAGCGGTCGTCATGTATTTAGAGCTGCCAACAAATTCTGGAACGACCTGATTACTGAAGAGTATTAGTGATATACTTGCCTAGGTGATACGCGAATCTACACGCGACGGCGTTTCCTATCTGCATTATAATATCTTTGTTCGAGCCAGATATTATGTAATCATCGGGGAAACTTTGTATGCGCTTCAATTCGGTGATTGTAAGTCTTCTGATTTCTGTATCATTATATTTAACCAACGCATCATAACCATCTTTCCAGTATCGCGCAGGAATCGTGTATGACGGTTTTTCTAGGTCCAACATCTGTGCGCCAAACCCAAATCCTTTATCTTGATTCACCTTCCTTTTATTTATGATACCCGCAATAGCGCGTTCGCTTAAGTAATATTTCTGCTCTACCTCATCTTTCGGAATAAGAACAGTTTTCACGGGTATTCTATCTTGAACTGTCTTACTACATGGTTGCGGCTCTTTGGGAATGATATTCAAATCTTTCCGAATACCGATTATGATCGTCCGTCGTCGATTTTGCGGAACTTCAAAATCGCTTGCGTATAGTTTGGTAATTATACAATTATAGTTCTGTGTCAGTTTGGACATTATAATATCAATGACATTTTCACCTTTGGATGTTTTTTTTGACAGCATACCTATCACATTTTCCATAATAAATGCCTTGGGTTTGAAATATTCCAGATATTTTACATATTCCATAAACAAGGCGTTTCGAGGATCATTTTTATCACGCTTACCTGCGATACTGAAACTTTGACAAGGCGGACCCCCGACCAATATGTCAATATCTTTGTGTTCCGTATTGTATAGTTCATCAAACTTTTCAGGGCCAAACGTCGTTAAGTCATGGCAATATGCGCTGTGTTCAAAATTCTGGTTATAACTCTCAACGGCTTTATCCCATACATCAATTCCTGCGATTATATTCAATCCTGCGTCGGTTAGTCCTTTTGACATACCACCACAACCACAAAATAAGTCAATTACGTTTAAACCGGCTGCTCCTCCTGATGGAACCAGTGCGACAGAGTCGTCGTCTATTGAATTAGGATGAACCTCGTGGTTTTGTAACTCCGTATTCTTGCCTTGTATCATTTCGGCCAATTGTGATTTATTCTTTGAATGATAATTGGTAATCCCCAGTTCTTTACATACCGCAAGAAGTTCGGTACGTGTTTTTTTTGATATAATGGCGGTTTCGCTAAGTGTGCTCATATATGTCTATTACGAATATAATCTTAGGTTTAAATCAATTCATGTAAAGTGAAATATAATCAATTTTACGCAAATAAATATTCAATAAAAGCACCGTTTTCCAAACCATAAACTCAAACCCAACGCAACCATTCGTTCAACTCACTTTCTGGCCATTTTTCATGGCTTCAAAAACGAATGTTCGAGAGATTTGAGTATATTTATGTAAATCTCCACTGGTAAAACCAATGAATCTATTGTTTCAAACACTTTAACGCCAAAAATATTCGGTTTAAAACCATGAACTCAAACTAAACGCAACAATTCGTTCAACTCGCTTTCTGGCCATTTTTCATCGCTTTAAAATTTGAATATTTCCGAGAGATTTATTCATTTTCATTCATTCCCCCAAAAAAGTAGCAAAAGCTGCTACTTTTGGTTATGCCCCAAAAAATGTCAACTTTGCCATTTGCGCTGGCCGTTTTAAAACACATTTTTCCGCGTTTTTCAACTTTACAGTCACAAATATTTTTCTCGCCGATTTTTTTGTGACGATAACTTTTTTCCCCATCGTCCGCGTCGGCCGACCGCCCTTTAAAATGTTGACATTTATATATACAAAAAGTTGACATTGCTACTTTTAGTGATATAAAGCAACCTCGCATTTATATAAGTAAGACCAAATCGCGTCATTTCGTATTTTATCGTCACGTTTATCGACAGGTGATAAACATCACCATGCCAAAAGAGCACATTTACGCGTGTGACAAGTGTGACTATTCAACGTCACGAAAATTCAACTATATAAAACATATTGACACTGACAAGCATAGATCACTGCTACTTGGTGATGTCAACAAAAATGTCAACTTTTCGATTCCAGGCGCCGCCCCCCCCACCCCGACCTTTCATTGCCCCAACTGTGACCGAAAGTATATGGCCCAACGAAGCCTTTGGCGGCATTCAAAGCATTGTTCGAGTGAAAATAATGACAACTCTGTATATAATCTATTTTCAAGCAAAA